AGACGACCAAATCGTGGTTCGATCCGCACTCGACCAACAAGCCGACCGGCGTGAATGACAGCCCGGTACATACCGGCGCCGCGTCGCGCCTCAAGAGCGAATACAACAAATGAGCCAACCAGGTACCAAGTCTCCGCCGTGCCACTTCCCCAAGTCCTCGACTGGGGAGACGAAGCTGCCTGAGCCCGGATCGAAGACGATCAAGGAAGACAACCCGCGGTTCAATGGCGGCGTCGCCGACATCGGCAAGGCCCCGACCAGCCGCGTGTACACGCGCGACTACCGCAAGGTTGGCCGCGACCCCGACGGTGATGACTTGGTGGGACCCGCCCTCGGCAACCCAGTGTTCCGCATATGATTTCCACACGACAAGAATTGGCGGAGGGACTCCTCCGCCTCAAGGACCACGCCGACTGGCGGCATTACGTAAGTACGCTTGAGGGTACCTACAACCGACAGGTCGAATCGCTCTTGAACTCAGATCACCCAGACGAAGCGCTGCGGGGCGAGTGCCGCACGTATCTTCGACTCCTCAAACAGATCCACTCCAATACCAAAGGAAACTCCCCATGACCGCAGCAGTAATTGACTCCAAGTCGAATCTCCCGCCCGCCGCCCGCCGCCAGGTTGAGGCAGCGAACGCGCTGATCGCCGAGTTGAATGCGAAGCCAGGCCAGATCCCCGCTGGTACCGAATTTCAAACCATGCCGGGCTCCGAAGTCCCTGGCACGCTGCCGACCGGCGCGAACAAGCAATGGGTCCCCGCGTCGCAGAACATGCAGGCCCCCGCTGCCGCCGCGCAGGTCCAGCAAGTTGCCCAGCCGAGCCCGCCCCCGCCGCCCCCCGCGGAAGATCCCGCGATCTGGGAACAGCGCTACCGCTCGCTTCAGGGTAAGTACGACGCCGAGACGCGCATGACGCGCGAGATCATGGCGAACCAGCAGAAGACCATGGACCAATTGATCGCGTCGCGCGCTGAAGTAGTCCAGCCGACGACCACGGCACCGGCCATACAGCAGACGCCGGAAGAGTATCTGCGCAGCCTTGGCATCACAGAGAAGGAGATCAGTGACTACGGCGACTTGTTGCCCATCGTGGCACGGTTGGCGCAGAACATGATCCGGCCGTCGGCCGAGAAGCTCGAAGCCGAACTCAACCGCACGCGCGCAGCCGCGGGCCAGACTGCCAACGCCGTCCTGGAAGACCGCAAGCGCATGCTATTCGACACTTTGGACCGCAATCCGCAGATTCCGGGATGGCGCGTTCTGAACAACGACGATAATTTCCTTGCATGGTTGGACTCACTTGACATATTATCTGGAGTAAGTCGTCGGAATTTGATGACTGATGCGTTTCAAAAGCTCGATGCAACACGGATCGCGGCAATTTTTGGAGCGTATATACAGGAAGACTCTGTACGCCAATCAACGTTGAATCCCATGGTGGACATCAACACACTGATCGCCCCCGGTACTCCCAGGGGTGGAAGCGCGGAAGCTCCTGGAGGCGCAAACGGTAAAAGGATTCTGTCTGAACAAGAGATAGCGGACTTTTACTCACGTGTGAGACGGAAGCTGGTTAGCACAGAGCAGTACGCTGCATTCTCTGCTGAGATAGCCGCCGCAACAGTAGAAGGTCGGATTCGTCCAACTCGGACGGATCACCATAGGAACAGTTAAATTCGGAGTTCGCCTCCGGGAGTTTTAGAAGATGAGCACGTATCCAATTTCAGGCGCCCCGTACCTTGGCTCGAACCCGAGTCCTGCGTATAGCGGCGTCTTTATCCCGACCATCTGGTCCGGGAAGTTCGTAGAGAAGTTCTACGATGCGACGGTGTTGGGCGCAATCGCCAGCACGGACTATGAGGGTGAGATCCGCAATTACGGCGACACCATCAACATCCGCACGCATCCGACGATCACGATCAACGCGTATTCGGCGAACCAGGCACTCACCGTGCAGCGTCCGTCCAGTCCGTTGGTGCAGTTGCAAATCAACCAGGGCGCCTACTTCAACACGGTCCTCGACGACGTGATGGAGATCCAGTCCGATGTTGACTTGCTCTCGAACTGGGCCGACAACGCGTCGGAACAGATGAAGGTATTCGTGGATAGCGCGATCCTTTCGATGGCGAGCCTCGGCAATTTGGTTTCCGCGAACAACATGGGTCCGACCGCGGGCCGTGTCTCTGGTTCGGTCAACCTCGGGTTCTCGGTGAACACCTTGGCGGCCTCGGTCACGTACGGCATACCGCTTTACTTGGGTTCGGTCGCTGGTGCAACCGGCAACACTGGTGTCAGCGTCGCCTACGCCCGCAAGGTCGTGGATGCGATCATTGACTTCGGTCTGGTTCTCGATGAACAGCGCGTCCCTGAGACGGGTCGTTGGGTCGTGGTTCCGCCTTGGGTGGCTGCCATGGTCAAGCGTTCTGCGTTCCAACAGGCTTACTTGACTGGAGACGCGGTGTCCATCGCGCGCAACGGTCGGCTAGGCATGATCGATCGCTTCATGATCTACGTGTCGAACTTGCTTCCGAACGGCGCTGGCCTGACGGGAACTGGGAACGAGATGACCGGTACGGCTTACCCCGTCCTGGCGACGACTCTCGGTGTTGCAAACACCGCGGGCACCATCTGGACGACCGGCGCACAGTTGCCTGAGTACGCGGTGTACTTCGGCCACAGCCTGGGAATCACCTTTGCGTCGCAGATGACGAAGGTCGAGACCTTGCGGTCTGAGAGCACGTTCGGTACCTTGATGCGCGGCTTGCAGGTCTGGGGTTTCCAGGTCGTGAACCCGACGTTGGTCGGTGTGGCGGTCGTAGTGAACTCGGGCATCTAAGTCGCCCTCGGGTGATGTGATCTAGGGGGGCGTCTGGGAAACTAGCCGCCCCCTTTTCTTCTTCAGGAGACGATAAATGTCCAGCTTCCTTTCCAAGACCATTGACGACGCAGTCCTCGAAGCCCGCACAATAGTGAGCGACACCTACGTCCTCGCGCAGCGGAACCCGGACGCCCTCTTCATCCAATATCTCAACTCCGCGCTCCGCGTGGTGTACTCGCTTCGTCCCGATGCGTTCATCGGCAACTTCACTCAGGGGATCATAACCACTGCGCAGGTCCCGACCTACATGACGGCCGACCTGCAGGTGATCGACGGCATCCCGAACGTGCTCCCGCCGACCCCGGCGACTCCGTTCCCGATCGACGACAGGCAGTTCTTCTATCCAGTGGTCAGCTACATCGCTGGCCGCATCGAGTTAGCCGACGATGAGTTCGTTGATGCTACACCCGGCCAGACTTCCGCGCGCTCAGCGATGCTACTGGCTTCATTCAAAGGTCAATTGCAGGGGATGTAATCATGGGACTTGTCACACTCGACGGCGGTCAAAGCTCCTCGGCACTCGGTGGCCAAACCGTCGCCTACGTGCAGCAGTTCGTCGCACAGACGATTCAAGGTGCTCCCGACTCGCTTATCAGCACCCATCTTCAGCGCGTCCTGAATGACTTCTACACGCGCTCCACGGCATGGCGCGACTACCTGCCCGCGATCAACATCGTCGGCGGACAGGCCGAATACGAGATCAACCCCGTCGGCCAGAATGAGCAGCTTCAGTTCGTACTTGCGGCTTTCTTGTTCCCGTTCGACGGCAGCAATGAGCCGCTGGGCCTCGGTGTCTGCACGCGCAAGTTGCTTGGCGTCGTGCCCGCGCCGCCCGCGCGGTACTACATGGAGCGTCCTGACCTGATGATCCTGTACCCAACACCCGACAAGACCTACGGACCTATCCTCAACGTGTATGGCAGCATGGTGCCCACGACCCTGACAGCAAAACTGCCGAACATGAGCTACACGCAACATGTGGATGCTCTGATATGGGGCACACTCGCGCGCCTGTACGCGATTCCGAAACGCCCCTGGTCCGACAAAGAACTTCGCGACTACTACGAGAAGAAGTATCGCCGCGAGATCCTGATCTACCGCGACATCGCAAACCGCGGATACGGTCCTGGCAATACGGCATTCCGCTTCCCGCACTTCGCTGGCCGCGCCGGTTCGCAGTCGGTACCGAAGGCATCCGGATGATCCCCGCGACGTTTGTCTACGACAATGCCTGGTACATGTTCGCAACGAAGGCGCTCAACTGGGCGACCTCCGGCGCCGCGATGCACTGTGTCCTGGTCGATAACACGTACGCACCGAACCCGCACACCGATCAGTTTTTCTCGGCTGTGCCCACTGGCGCCGTCCTAGTAGATCAGGCGTTCACCAGCACGGCCGTGAGGTCCAACGGCGTATGCTACGGCGTGATCCCGCTGATCACGCTTCTGTCGGCGGACCCCGTCGTGGGCATGCTGATCTATCTCGACGTAGGGGGTATCGCCGCGAACTCGCCGCTGATCTATTACTCAAACCAGGGGAATGGCTTTCCGTTCACGCCGCAAGGGTTCAGCTACTCGGTTGGGTATGACTTGCTCGCCGGGGGCTGGTTTCAGGTATAAATATGGGTCACAAAACTAAGGCGGCTGCGAACCAATATGCAAAACGATGGGGCGACGCGAACCCTGAAAAGTGTCGCGCGAAGCGCGCTGCGTTTCGTAGGTATCCAGCCCCTACCCGAGAATGTCCCGTTCTCTGCGAGGGGTGTGGGTGCCCCCCTGGAAAGCGAGCGTTGCATTTAGATCACGACCATGAAACAGGCGCGTTCCGCGGATGGTTGTGTCAGCAATGCAATTTGGCTCTAGGTTTGCTTGGAGACAACGAGGAGGGTGTTCTTAAGATTCTTGACTACCTGCGCAGGTCGGTGTCATGAGCTACACGGCTCCGTCCAATCTCGCTGGAACGACCTTGAGTTTAGTCGGCACGCTCACATGGGACCCATCCACTACCCCCGCTCCGACGACTGTACTACTACTGACGTTCGACGGCACGAACAGGCAAACAGCCATCACAGACACGTCCCCCGTCGCCAACGTGATGACGAACTACGGCGGAGCGTTGAGCACCACGACTCCGAAGTTCGGCAGCGCCTGCGGCAACTTCGCTGGCGGCGGTTGGAACACTCCGCTATCCCCCGGCAGCCCGCTTGACCTGCACCAGACGGCGTTTACTGTCTCTGGTTGGATACGAAACCCCTCCGGAAGCCAACAAATCATATGGAGCGACCTCGCTTACCCCTCCGGTGACTCCTCCTACTGCCGGGCATATGCCTTTAGTGGCACTGTTGATATACAGCTTAACTATGGGGGCGGCGCCTACTCAGCCATCGGCCCCGTATCCATTAACATAGACGACGGCAACTGGCATCACTGGGTCTGTTCGGTGGACGTGCTTAGCCACTGCGGCGTCGCAATCGACGGTGTGTGGGGCGCGATTGAGCTGTACGCATTCGATTCAGGGCCGGTATCTTCAGGGCAACCGCTCTTCCAGCTTGGATATGATGGGCTATCAGGAATTCAAGGTACCTATTTCACTGGCGAACTTGACCAAATGAGCATCGCCCTATCTACGACCTGGCCACTCGGTACGAACTTCACACCGCCCGCAACGTCTCCTGGCAGCCCTTCACCCGGCTACGACGTGTACCGCGACGGGGTGTCTATCGCCACGTTCCTCGGGCCGCCAGGGTTCACAGATACGGTTCCAGTCGGCGGGATTTATTCTTACCAGGTGTTCGCCTGGGATGGAACTTCCGATGTGAGCAGCGGTTCGAACGTGATAGACCTATTATATGGACTGATCGTTCCAGTTTATGGTAAATTCGTACAGCCCGGCGTATTCAAACCGAACGTGCAGGCCGCTGTACGAATTTACCATAAACTGGAACGA